TTTAATATTAAAAAATTAATATTATATTTGTATAAACAAAAAAAAACAAACATTATGAAACAGTTTAAAAAATTAAATCAATTTGAATATTTAGGGTTAGTATCATTATTAAAAAAACCCTTTCCATTTATTGAAGATGTTACTTGTGGTACTTGTAATGATAATTTAATTAATTTATCAAACACCTATACTGAAAATCATCCAAACAATAAATTTAATATGTTAGGAGCTTTTGGATTAACAGAGGGGCATGATATACTTTTAGAGTTTTGGGATGAAGAGCAAGATGACCATAGGCTTTATAGATTAACTTTCAGAGATTTAAGAGATTATGATGAAGAAGGTTATGAGCCTTTTAATTGTTTATTAGAAAATTATAAAACTGAGGATTATGCTATTTGAACAAATGAAAACAATAAAGGAAAAAGTAGAATTTTTATTGGTAAATTATCCATTACTTAGAGATGATGATTTTAGATTGATATCTAATTATTTTGCATTTTTAATGAAAGACAAAATGAACAATATGAGTGCTAAAGACTTTCTACAATTATTCTCTGAGGGTAAGCTTCCACATACAGAAAGTATCAGGAGATGCAGACAAAAACTACAAGAGGAAAACATAAAATTAAGAGGTAAGAACTACACAGAGAGAAAAGATGTTGGAGATAAAACAAGTAAATTAATAAATGATTTGTAAAGGTTAAAAAATGAAAAATAAGGAAAAACAAATAAGGTTAATTGGATTAAGATTTTTAGCAAATGGAATATCATTACTAGAAGATATTGATGACCTAAAAGAAACAAATATTTACAATAATCAAATCAAATATTATGGTAATAAATTTGTTCAGGAGCTGGAGAAAAAGATTCTACCAATAGAAAAAGAAATGTATAAAACTGAGCAGATAAGCATGGTTAACACAATTCAACAATTAACAAAAGAGTTTAATGATAAACTCAGAAAACAATACTTTGATTAATAATGAAATTTAACAATGATTTTAAATATGATTTAAAAGTAGGTCAAACTAAAGAAAATGAATTAGGAGATATATTTACAAATAAAACAATAGAGGTTAAGTATGACTTACAAGCACTAGATACCAAAAATGTTTATGTAGAATATGAAAGTAGAGGTTTACCTTCTGGAATATCTAAAAGCTTAGCAGATTATTATTGTTTTTGCTTTGGATATACATTTCACTTAATTGAAACTAAAATTTTAAAAGAGAGATGTAGAAAGTACTTAAAAACTAATAGAGATAAAAAAGGTGGTGATAATGATACATCAAAAGGAATATTATTACCTCTTAATGAATTGTTTTAAATTTTATTATATTTATTAAATAGCATTATGAGTAAGAAATTTAAAATATCAGTAAGTCACTACGGAGAAAAGATATCTATAAAAGCAGATAAGCCTGATTTAACAATAGCAGATTATTTTGAATTATGTAAACAGTTAGCAAATGCACTAGGATATTCTAAAGAATCTGTTAAAGAATATTTTGATGATTGAAGTAGGTAAATTGAAAGTTAAAGACGTATTTTATTATAAAGATTACACGTACAGAGTAATTGATAAAAACAATATTTTTATAGTTGCTGTTAGAAAAGAGTTTGACGGTATTACTAGATACTTCCTTCATAAAATAGATGTAGAAATAAAAACTAACACAAGCTTAAAAAATAATCCTAATCACGAAATAACTGATAGATATAGAAGATAAATTAACAAACATGATAGATAATAATTTAGAAGTAAAGCAATGGAAAATAGATGACCTAATAGGTGCTGAATATAATCCTAGAAAATTAAGTCCAGAACAAAAGAAAACTATAAAAGATAGTATTACTAGATTTGGATTGGTTGACCCTGTTTTGGTAAACATCAATAAAGAAAGAAAAGGTATTATAATTGGAGGTCATCAGAGAACAATGATTGCAAGAGAATTAGGATTTAAAAAAATGCCTTGTATAGAATTAGATTTAACATTGGAAAAGGAAAAGGAATTAAATGTAAGGCTAAATAAAAATACAGGTGATTTTGATTTTGATTTACTATCTGAACATTTTAAAGATAGTGAGCTTATAAGCTGGGGTTTTGATGATAATGAGTTAATTACTATTGATGATGTAGAAGAGGAATTAGAAAAAGATGTTACAGAAATAGAGTTTAGTGAGTTTTTAAACGAAAAAAATAATTATGTTGTTTTATTTTTTGATAACGAAATGGATTGGTTACAAGCTCAAACGCATTTTAAATTAAAAACCGTTGCAAGTAAAAGACAAAACGGTAAAAAATGGAGTGAAGGCATAGGAAGAGTAATTAAAGGAAATGAATATTTAAAAGATATTTTATCATGAGTTTTAAAATTTACAGTCCAAGTTATAAAAGAGCAAAAATATGTAAAACACATAAATATATTAAAGATGTTTTTTATGTGGTTGCAGAAAATGAAGCTAAAGATTATAAAGCCATACATGATAAAGTAATAATTATACCTAACAAAATACAAGGTAATATATCAAGAGTAAGGAATTATATTTTAGATAATTTTTTAAATGTAGATGAAAAGTTAATAATGGTTGATGATGATTTTAAAAGCATAGGATGTTTTGAGGGTAATCTACTAAAAAAATTAAATGAAGATGAGGTTTATCAAATGATTGAAAAGGGTTTTTTATTATGTGAGGATTTAGGTGCTAAATTATGGGGATTAAATATTATTTCTGACAAAGGGAGTTATAGAGAATACACCCCAATTAGCACTAATGCAATGATTTTAGGACCTTTTAATGGGCATGTTATGCATGATTTAAGATATGACGAAAGAATACCCCTAAAAGAGGATTATGATTTGAGTTTACAAATGTTAAATAAATTCAGAAAAACATTGCGTTTAAATATGTACCATTATAACAGTGAGCAAAACACAATAGAGGGAGGCTGTGCCAGTTATAGAAGTGTTATAACAGAAGCAGAACAATTTAATTTGTTGCAAAAAAAATGGGGTGAAAAAATAGTAACCAGAGATAAAAAAAGTGATAAAAAACAAAAATATTTTGATATTAATCCAGTTATTAAATCACCAATTAAAGGAGTTTAAATAATGAGTAAAGAGAACAAAATCCGACACAATAAAAAGAAAATACTAGAAGCTTTAGAAAAGTCTTTAGGAATAGTAACAACTGCTTGTAAAATTGCTGGTGTACATCGTTCTACTTATTATGAATATTATAATACTGATGAGGAGTTTAAAAAAGAATGTGATGACATGAGTAATATTGTTTTAGATTTTGCAGAAAGTCAATTACATAAACAGATTAAAGATGGTAACCCTTCGTCTACAATATTCTATTTAAAAACTAAAGGTAAGAATAGAGGGTACTATGAAAAGGTATTAAATGAGAATCTAAATACGCATAAGGGAGAAATAAAAACAAAAATAGATTATAGCAAATTAGATGAATCAACCCTCAAAGATATTATTAAACAGCTTAGAGATAAAAGAGATTGAATCAGAGATAGACGGCTTAGAACTTATAAAAGCTGAATCTAGTTTATATCGTATTTCTTTTTATTCATTTGTATTAGATGCTTTTAAAACTATCCATAACGGTCAAGAGCTTACACCTAATTGGCATATTAAATATTTATGTAAAAGATTACAAGATGAAGCTTATAGGATAGTAGAAGGAAAGCCAAGAAACAAACATCTATTAATAAATGTACCTCCAAGAACTTTAAAGAGTGAATTAGTAAATGTTTTCTTTTCTGTTTATTGTTGGATTCTTAAAGACTCAATTCAGTTTATTAGCTCATCTTATTCTGCAAGCTTATCAATAACATTAAGCACCCAATCAAGAAGGCTGATAGAGTCTGATTGGTTTATAAACCATTTCCCTGATGTTAAACTTTCTAAAGACGAAAACACTAAATCAAGATATACAACCACTAACAGCGGTTTAAGATACAGTACATCAACAGGTGGAACGGTTACGGGTATGGGTGCTGATATTATTGTTATTGATGACCCTCAAAACCCACAACTAGCAAGGTCAGATATTGAAAGAGATAACGCAAATAGATTCTTTAATGAAACACTAAGAAGCCGTTTAAACAATCCTGATATAGGTGTATTTATTGTTATCATGCAAAGATTACATGAAAATGATTTAACAGGAATGCTATTAGATAAAGAGCCTCATAATTGGGAATACATTTGTATGCCAGCTGAAGTATCTGATATAGTAAGACCAAAGGAGTTAAAGAATAACTATGTAGATGGTTTATTGTTTCCTCAAAGGTTATCAAGAACAACCTTAGAAAGCTTTAAATTAGGCTTAGGGAGTTATGGGTATAGTGGTCAGTATTCACAGATACCATCACCAAGTGAAGGAGGTATCTTCAAAGGTGAATGGTTTAATATTATTAAAGAGTTACCTAATAATTTAAGAGCCTCAGACCTTAAATGGGATTTCTATTTAGATACTGCTTACACTAATAAGCAAGAGAATGATGCAACTGCAATGCTTTGTGCTGCATTTGATAACAATGATTTATACATAAGAGAAGTTAGAGCTGTTAGATTAGAGTTTCCTGAGCTTATTAAAGAAATAGAAAACTTTGCAATGATGAACGGTTATACTAATAGAAGCCGTATTTATGTAGAGCCTAAAGCAAGCGGTAAAAGTATTGTACAGATGCTTAAAAGAAGTACCGGCTTAAATGTAATGGAAGATAAGCCACCAGTACAGGANAAAGTNAGTAGGGCTTCTAGTGTATCAGCATTCGTTGAAAGTGGAAGAGTAAGCCTCTTAGATGGTAGGTATATCGATAGCTTCTTAAATGAGCTTAAAGGNTTNCCTAATGCTAACCATGATGACCAAGTTGATGTNTTAGTTATGGCAATCGATAAGAATACAAANAGGAGAAAGAAAGTNAGAGCAATGGCATAATATTTTTATTGTATTACAATTTTATTATTATATTTGAGTTTCAAAACAAACAACATGAGAAAAAACAAATTCATGATATTGCTGGTAGGTCTGGCAATACTAAACACAACTTTATACTACACTGAGAGAGTATATCTATTTTTTAAAAACCTATTAAAAAGAAAGTAACATGGAATATTTAACTAAAGATTATTTATTAAGCAAACTAATATATTTAGAGGTTGCTAATTACAGAAGGATAGGTAAATTAACTCATGGTAAATACCTACATGAGCCTTCTCATTATCATAATGATTTATTAGAAATTTATGGACAGTTAAGCAAAGAGAACATTATTAAGCTCTTAAAGTTAAAACCTAAAGGAGATGACTTTATACATCCTGAAAAATTTTAATTTGCGAATTGAGAATTAACATATTTATAAATGAAAAATAAAGCAAAAACAGAAATTATTGAATTAATTAAATCATTTGGTAAAAAAGCAACAGGAGATGTGAAAACAAATAAACATTTAAGTAAAATGCATGGCAGAAAATGTCATAAATGTCATCAAAAAATAAAACATGGTGATGAATGCTATACACAATCATATAAACTTGAAAACACAAAACAAATATTTCAAGCATCATTTCACATAGGATGCTTATAATGACTAAGCTATGTTTTTAAGCCGATAACGATAAAATTAAATTGAAATATAAACTTAACATAGGCTTTTAAATATAGCCATTGTTATAAACTTTTAAATCATGAATGTAAAAGAATTAATTGAGCAATTAAAAAAATATGATGAGAAAACACCAGTATGTGCTGGATATTTTACATCTAATAACTTTATGGTACACGCTGATTTAATTATTAAAGAGTCACACCCCCTAGGTGATAGAGATACAGAAGAACAACTTTTATTGTGGATAGGATGTGAAGAGTAATTCTTTATAACATCTTTATAAATGTCTGGCATAGCTTGCATTTATAACCCTGTTAACAGTTGTTAATAACTCATTTAAGGCTTTTATTTATTGGATTATTTTAATTTTTATACAAGAGGTTTAACAGCCTCTTTTTTTTATCTACGTATAAAGTCCTATATTATACGCCAAACATAACTTAATGAGTAAGTTAGACCC